AATTCTTCCGCCCGCGTTTCGTCTTCTTTCCATTCTTCATAGCCTTGTTCATATCCCTGATTCCCAATAACAATTTGAGTATAAAAATCATTAAGTAACTCTAAGTTGGGGTTGGGTTTACGCCGTTCCGTTGTAATGATATTAATAATCTCCGCCGCTTTATTGGGATCTATGCCCTGTTCACTTACCATTTTATTAAGTGTGCCAATGATAGAATCTGTTTTTTCAATGAGATCTTTCATTGGATTAAATTTTAATGCATTCAAAATACCTGATCCTATTTTTTTCCCATATGTTCCTATTTTATCTCCTATTCCTTGACTGTCTTTAAACATCTTCTCGGTCAATACCACATCATCAATTATCTCCCCTTCAGGAGGTGTTCCAAATTGTCGTCGCACCAAGGATGAAAGAGGTGTTACGGGAGTGTTCGGTTGTGTCTGCATCGGCCGAAACATTTGTCTGTTTAAAACTGTCATTATACTATCCCCAATCTACTGGCGCCACCGTAGGCGGCCAAGGCCCCAATGCCCGTGCCTATTCCTTGTTGCCAAGGACTGGCGGAAGGGGTCATGCCCGTAGACCATGTTTGTTGTGATGTCGGCGCGCGTGAAAAAATATCACTGTACATGCCAAGCCGTTGATACGGCTCGTACAATTGTTGCATGATATTCTGCCTCGCTGAATCATATCCCTGTTGTGTGTGCTGTCGCTGAAGTCCGCCAACGCCGAGCAGTTGGTTAATGTCCTGCTGTTGCATCCCCTGAAGCTGTCCCCCAAGTTGTGCATACTGCGATCCAAGGGCGCCAATGCCAAGACCCGCCAATCGTTCGCGTTCCATTTGGTTTTGAAATCCCTGCTGCGCCTGTCCGTAATTCTGTAAGTTTAATCCCGCGAGAGCCTGCGCCCGTGCACCTTGCTGTTCGCCCGACAAGGCCGCTTGTTGAACCCCGTACCGCGAGCCTCCGAAAGAGCCTCCGCGCGTCGCCTGTCCCGCCAATTGATTTTGCTGTAATTGACCCTGTTCCCCAAGCTGCGCCATCGTTGCATCGATGACCTGCTGTTGGAATGGGTTCATGTATTGTTGAAGTTGCGCTTGTGTCGGCGCCCCCGTTATTCCGCCTAGTAGCGCCTCCCCCCGTTGTGTCGCCTCTCTCGCGTAATCCATGTAGGGTTCGTAGGCGCCAATGCCCGTGTCCGCGAGCCCTATGGCCCTTAGTTCTTGTGGCGTGAGTTGCGCTTGTATATACGGTGGTAGCGTGATCCCCTGTTCCGCGAGAGCCTTCGCCGCATCGAGAAGACCGAGCCGACGCGCCTCAATATCGGGCGACTCTCTGGTGATATATTCCTCAACCATTAGGCTGTTCTCCTTTCAAGATTCTTCATCATGTTGTACATCTTTTTCGCCCCTTGTCGACGCGATCCACCGCCCGCGTTCCGAACAGCTTCCGCCGTCATAACAAATTCACCGTCACTTAGCATTGCGGGAATGGAATCGCTTGTCCCCGTCCCAGCACCATTGATGGGTCCCGTTCTGCGAGGAAAATTTTTCTTGGTTCCATCCGCCAATTGAATGATACCGCCTTCCGCGCTGCGGACAAAATCTGTTGGAAGATCCTCAACGGGATATCCAGCTTCATCCTGCAATGTGGGGTAATAATAAGGCTTATCGGCGATGTTTGCAACTTGGAATTCTTCGGGGTTCTGATAGTAGAATGGGTTGAGTTGATAGGGATCAAAAGCCTTTTCATCTTCATTCTTCGCCGCCATATATGCGAGTGGCCCCGCCGCCAACGCAGCAGCGCCTAATAATTTTCCGCCAGGGAGTTTACCTCCTGCATTTAACATATTATTAGCTAAGTTGACATCTGCAAGACTTGAGCTTGGGTTATTGAGAACAGCTTGCGCTTTTATTTTAGCTGGATCTGCTCCTCCTTTAAATAAATTACCACCAAAACCCTCCCATGAAGATGGTTTAAGAATATTCCATTTATCCCCCCATGATGTTCCAAACTTTTCTGCTGATCCAAATCCTTTTCCTGCGAATCCTTTTAATCCAGGGGTAATACCCGCCAATGAACCAATACCATATCCTAATGCGGCTGTCTGAAGGGCTTGCGCGGGATCCTGCCCCGCCACGAGTCCACCAATGCCCGATCCTATTCCCGCGCCAACGGGTCCAGCGACCATAAAGCCGATTCCACCCCCTATGATAGGGGCGACCTTCTTGACAGCTTGTTTAACTTGTTTAAATATTTTTCCTACAAATCCACCAATACCATATTGGGGTATCGTTCCTAGAAATTGTTCATCAATCATGCATATCCTTTTTAGCAACCTATTATTTTCTGTTGAAGAGGCAAGGGGGCAAGACTTGTAGAACGCGTGCCTATTATAGAGTATAAGTATATTGAAATTTATAGTATTGTGCAATGAAAATTAAGCGATGAAAATAGATATTGAGAAAGTACCCATCGTCCGCGTAACGTGGGTGGATGCCCGCGATATGGAGTCGGGGTGGCTTCCCGTCAATGATATTATGAAAGCACCGCTTGCCAATTGCATGGATGTGGGGTGGTTGATGGTCAATAACGATGAAAAGGTTGTTATTATGCGGTCATGGTGTATGGACAAGGATGATAATGAGGGCGGCGGCGCAACCGCGATCCCCAAAGGATGGATTAGAAAAATAGAATATTTAGGGGTGTTATATGGACAAGCGGTTGACCATTTAAAATTAAATGTCAAGAAAACAATTTAGAAAAGATTTCTTGCCAAGCCCCACCCATGTGTTTAAATTGGTTCTCACCCAAAAATTTTAATCAGGAGAAAAAAATGGAAAATCAGGAAGTATTGAAGTCTATAGCTGTCCTCGCAGATAAGGTGGGACGCTATCACGAACGCCTAATGGCAATAGAAAGGGATAACGTAAAATTGGAGAAAGACTTAGCAGAACACAAAAATGGGTGTAATTGTAATTCTCCTAAAGAAGAACTAGGTGTTACTGTGGGAAAAACAACCCAAGTATATGTAGATAATTATAATAAAGATGATGAATGTGAGACGTGCAGCGCCTAGAGTTTCGTTTTACCGAAAACGTCAGGGAGTTTAGTGACATCCACTCGAATATCCCTGGCAAAGTTTTCTTTCCAAGGCTTTCCGCAATCCTTGCAATTGCCCGTGGCTAACTCCTCGGAGTCCACTTCGGCTTTGCAGTTCTTGCAATAAATTCTTTCAAACACTTCGGGCTGATAAACAGGAACTTCTTTCCCGTTTAATTTTTGTGTGCCAATTATTTTTCCTTCTTGAATTTTTTTCATTATGAAATTTCCAGTAAGCTGACAAGTATCTTTACGCCGGCTCCCGTTAATTTTATAGCATCCTGCTGTTCTAAGGCAATAGGTTGTGAAAGAACCTCTGATTCTGCGGCATCGGCAAAACTCCCTTGGGTCAGGGGAATTTCCAAGCTTGAATTGCTGTAATCCATCATTGAAACTATAGTTGTTACCGCTCCGCCTGTTTGATTGGATATTCTAATGCTTTTTACCAAAGCTGTTGTAGGGGGAACGGGAGGCGTAGCCCCTTCATTTGCCGTAGGAACGGTGTACACGGTTCCCGTGCCTGTCCTTGAAAAACTTAAAAATTTATCAGCCAAGGAACCAACTCCTTGCTCCAGATTCGTCTTTTACGTCTTGCTGAAAACCAAAATTAAGTTGTGTGATGACTTGTTCCAGCAATCGGATAAGCATGTCAAACTGTGCCATGTCATATTCTTGCGTTGCATTGGGTAGTCGTGTCGTGGAAATCTTAGCCATTATCGTCCTCCATCGGGTTGTACATCAAGTCGCAAAGTTCCAAATCTCCAATTATCACTTAAAGCGTCACTTGTAATCTTTAAATTTGCCTGTCTTCCCCTTCCACGCAAGTCAAATTTTGTTGTGGCGGGAACAACAGTGGAAGTTTTTATGATAGATGTGCTTGAAGCGGGGTAAGTCTTGAATGTTAAGGCCATGTCCACGCTTCCCACCAAGTTCTTGAAGTCAGGGATTCCCCTTCCAATGTGAAGGAGTTGCTGACCGTCCCCTATGTCAAAATCACCCGAAGTAATGAAAGCCGTTAGGGCTACGCCATCATCGTCAGTTCCTGATTCCTGCTGATAGAAGGTGGATGCGCCATCCGTTAATCCAAGGATTGTTGGCGTTGTTGCTGTCGCATTTGGAACATATTTCGTTGCATATGGATATTCATAGACGCCGTAGTCTTTCCACGCCGTTCTAGCTAGTGATCCCGTTGACCAAACTTGTTCCAAATAATTATAGGTCACATAGCGGTCAATCTGGCTTTCTCCAGATGAGGTATAAAACCATGTTACTTCATTCTTCTCCGCATTGAGCCCGCAATATGTTTCAGGCTGATTGGTGATGCTAAAGTCATCAAAGACGTAATCCTGCACGCTGCAAGGCATTTTTTTCACCGCACCATCAAACATGTAGAAGGAATTCTGTGACATCCAAAAAGCTGTTCCGTTGACGTCAACGGCGCTATGCACCGAAACCGCTCCGCAGTTAGCTCCAATTTGATTTAAGGAGAAAACAAAAGGTGGTCCTACAAACTGCATCGCGTGCAGGGACGTATCCGTCCAAACGAGGATTGCACCACGTGAACGAACCGCAGTCATAATTTTTGATCCATCCTGAATACGAAAAGATCCTGATGTATTAATGACAGTTGGCGTCCAATCGGTATAATCTTCCTGAGAAGACCACCGTAAAAATAAAGGATCATTTGTTGACGAACTTCCGATTGTTGTCTCTGTTCCGAATAAAAAAACGTGCCTGTCTGTTGGTGATACCAAGACAAACCGCGAGGATGTCGGAGCTTGGGAAATAACCGCAGCTCGTGTTCCCGTTCCAACTGATGTGTCCCATCGATACGTTCCACCATCACTTACCGTTGCCAATAAATCCTCACCAAAATTATCAAATGACCATTCCCTGGCATTAATTGTCACGGTTGATGTTGACCGAGGTGTGTTCCACGTTCCCACGTTCCACGCTCCCGTTCCCCATCCGTATCCATACGCCGAAGCTGCTAAACCAACATTAATTTGGTAGTTGGCTGTTCCCGCTCCACCACCGCCTGCCGTTGAACCAGACGCCGTACTTGTATGCGTGACGGTAAAAGTATTGGAAGTAGGAACAGAAATAACTTCAAATTCCGCATTCATGTCAAGGCCGTCAATCGCCGAAAAACTCGCAAAGGTGACAAAATCACCCACCAAGGCACCATGCGCCGTATCGGCTACGGTAACTGTTGTTGTTGCGTTCGTTGTGAAAGGATTGGTTAAAGAGACAGGGGATCCTGCTCGTAAAGGCGTAATATCATATGCTGTTCCCTCACTGTAAACATACAGTTTTCTGTCTGTTCCAAGAGCCATGTACCGTATGCCGTCCAAATCCGTCCATGCGTGCAAGTCACGCACAACCCCCACCAGTGTGGGAGTAATAAGCTTCGTCCATCCACCAATCTTTTCTGGCAGTCCGTATCGAAACCGAACCATGTCAGAATCCGTCCAGCGCCCCTCGGCGCCATATTCGGTATCCTGCTTGTCGATCCCTGGTTGAAATTGAATTTTAGTAAGTGGCATTAGACAATCCTCATGAATCTGTAATAAACTTCACCTGCGCCGCCCGCGCCTCCTGGTGCGCCCTGCTCGGTTCCGCCGCCACCGCCTCCAGAGCCACGACTTCCCGCGCCTCCAACTTGGGCTGATTCATAGGGGCCACCATTTCCTGCAGCTCCCGCCGTTCCACCCGACACGTTTCCTGAATAGGAAGTTGCACCGGCCGTTGCCGCCATATTACAGTTGTCACCGGAACAGTTTCCATTTCCTGTTCCTGCAGCTCC